GAGCTATGGCAGCACTTGGTACAGCAGTCACTGCTGCTGAGGCATCTGGATGTGGACCTAGAGGAAGAAGATATAGAGGACCAAAAGGTCCTGATGGTAAACCTAAGTTTGACCCTACAGAGGTACAACGTAGAGCAAAGAATATACGACGTATTAGAAGAAATAAGAGGTTGGCAAAACTTTATAGGAGGTTATCTGCTTTACAAGAAGCAGGTGCTAAACTTGTAAGGAAAACTGCTTCTAACACTAAGGCACTGATTGAGATATCTCAAGCAGCACTGAAATCAGAAATTACTAGATTAACTGAACTTGTTGATGAGAAAGGTGCAAGGAAAGTAGGAACAGAGATAATCGAATCTGGTCTTAAGAAAGGACAGGAAGCTGTTAAACCATTTGTCGAAGTTGTCGAAAATATTGTTGAGGAAATAAGAATCAAACCAATAGACGGTCAAGCTCCTAAACCTAGTTATTGGGACAGTCTCTCTAAATGGGTACACGAGACTGCACTTCCAAGCACGAAAAATGCTTTAGTTTCTGCTAAAGATGCGACGATTGATGCTGGTAAGTTCATGTGGAGGGAGGTGATAGTACCCTCAATGAAGAATCTTAATGAACTGGGTGCAGCCATGCTTAAGCATGGGGATCGACTTGCGGGATCCATTAAACATGCTGGTGGTAACCTGTATGAGATGGGTGCAGGTATGGCTAAGGGGTTCCAGTCTACTGTAGAGATGCTTAAGGATCCTAAGAAATTGATGAAAGCGGTCCAATCAACGATTAAACCCAAGATTAAAAAAATTGTAAAGGAGAACCCATTAGTAAAAAATATTTTAGATCTTAGAAAAGATCCTGATGCTATCGGTACAGTTTTTAAGCAGATAAAGGGAAGTCAGATCCTTAAGGATTGGAAGATGATGATGAAGGAGGGATATGGCACTAAGACTGGAAGAAAAGCTGCTGGTGCCATAGGTATGGGACCAATTGATCTGCTTATTGACATTGCTATGTCAATCTTTGATTATGCTTATCTAGGAGAATCACCTGTTAACGCTTTTATGAAAGCAGCAGGTAGTTTTGCGGGATATGGTGTTGGGTTTAGTTTAGTATCACTAATACCAGGAGCACAAGGTTGGGGATCATTACTTGGTGGTATTGCAGGTGCAATGTTGGGTGAGATGGCAGGAAATGCTCTTGCTCATGGCATGGGAGCTATATCGGAGAAAATGGATTTCCCAGGTCCTGGTGGTTTCTATAATATGAGAGATCCACTTGCTAAAGCAATATTAGGTGATGAGACAGTAGCACACAGAACTAGTGATGGAAATATATTCACAGCAGATTTCCAAGAGAGACCTTTTATACGTCATCCAAAAGCAGCAAATTTTGAGTTTGGTAATCCAAACTTACAAGGTGATGCAAAGGGTAAACCTTATAGTGAAGGTGGTCATGTACCATTAGCAAGTTGGGCAAAGGGTAAGAATTATAAGAAACCAACAACTAAGATGCCTGCTTATATGAGTCTAATGGATCATGTGGAAAAGCGTACACCTTATCAAATTGGGAAAGCAACAGAAAGGATTCGTGGATCTGAAATAAATACTACACCGATGATGTCTGAATTATCTTTACGTAAGGTGAGAAGGGTGAAAGAAATGCAAATGCATACTCATGTTGTTGCTGTCACTCAACCAGTTATAAAAACAAATCACATAAAAGCAACACCACCATCAATACATTATAGCTCATCAAATCCACATGTCTCCATGTTCTCTAAGTAAATGGCAACAATAGGTCAACCCACTCTTTATAAAATGGTCACTCCTCCTAAAGGTGAGGGTAGTGGCATGGGTTCTCTTGTCAAATCAATGAATAGTCTTGGCGCTACTATTAATAGTATTGCATTCATTGCTGCTGATATGAATAAGAATTTTGCTAAGGGTATCAAGCATCAAATCAGTAAGCAAGAAGATATATCTAAGAAGCATACTAATATAGAGAATAAGAAGTTAACAGATAAGAAGAAGAAGGAAGCTGCCCTTAGAAAGTTAATGAATAGGAGGCAGGATCAGGACGCAGAAGGTGATCAGAAGAGTATCATAGCTCAGTTTGGTGGCACTATGATTAAAGCTGCCAAGGGTGTTTTAGGATTCTTCGAAGGTTTGGCAGCAGCACTGGAAGCAATATTTGTAGGTTTTGTTTCTTATGCTGTCTTTACTTGGTTAGGTAAGGCAGAGAATAAGAAGAAGGTTAAGAAGTTCCTTGATTTCATGTCAGCCCTTGGTAAGTTTATAGTCTGGGCAGTTACTGGACTGGTTGACATGGGATTGAGTGGTATCACAGAGTTCTTAGAGAATCCAGTATCATTTGAGGGTCTGTTTGGTCTTGTGAAATTCCTGACAGCATTGGGACTAGTATTTGCTCCAGGTGCCACAATATCTGTGGCGTTAGCTGGGGTCATGACCCTCTTTAAGGCAGGTAGACTGGTACCTTTACTGAAGGGATTCTTTACTGGTGTATGGGGTTTAGTCAAAGGTCTTTTGGCATTTCTTGCTAGACGACCTCTCGTTGCCGGACTTTTATTAGCTGCTGGTTGGGGTGCTTACATGATATTTGGTAATGATGATGAAGGTGAAGCAGATGCTGTTGACAACATTGAGGATAATCAAAAGGAAAGACCAACTCTCGAAAATAGTAGTGAGAAGGAAGTACTTAGTGCCATGGATGAGCGTATTATTGCTCTCCAAAATCAGATTGAGAGTATGACATGGTGGGAAAAACTTACTACAAATCAAGATGATCGATTAAGACAAGAAATAGTAGAGATTAAAAATGAGAGACAAACGGACACATCCGAGGATGTTACACCTAAAGTTGATGAGAAAAAAGATGAAAAATTACCTGAGAAGAAACAAGGTGGATCAGTCGTTATACCATCCAATCCTTTCATACCAAAAATGGACAATGGTGGGTGGATTACTGGTCCTCAGTCTGGCTACCCCGTCAGCCTCGATGGCGGTGGTTCCACCTCTTTTATTGGACATGGAACAGAGTGGGTCGGATTTCCTAAAGCATCAAGGGGGGGAGCATTTGTGGTGCCCTTCGATACTCCCTCCACCCGAACTAATCCTAGCTTAACTAAAAAGAGACTTGGTGAAGCACAGAGAGGTGGGTTCACTATGCCTTCCTTTGATATGGGAGGATTCTATCCTCAAATGCAGGTAGGTGGTCTACTAGACTTCATTGCATCTGGTGAGGGTGGTTATAACTCTATGAACCAAGGAACCAAAGGTAATAGTATTGTTGGTTCTACTCATGATTCTGCTTCCATCGTTAAAAAGAAACTAACTGACATGTCAGTTGGTGAGATCATGGAACGTCAGGCATATCTGATGAACAAATCCAATCCTCAGGAAAGTGATTACGGTCTCTTTGCTGTGGGTCGTTATCAAGTCATACCTGGCACTATGTCAAGTATTGTCAAGACTATGGGCATTGATCGAAATGCTAAGTTTGATAAGCAGATGCAGGATAAGATTGGACTTGGATTGATTAAGCATAAGAGACCTTATGCTTGGAAGTATATCAATAAAGAACATAATGATAGAACTGGTGCAATGAAGGCACTTGCCGCTGAGTGGGCGTCACTTCCTGATCCTGCTACTGGAAGGTCTATGTATGGTGGTGGTAACGCTTCCTCCCATAGTGTCGAAGAAGTTGCTGCTGCACTAGATGCTGCTAGGGGTGGTGCTCCATTGGTGAGTGATGATGTGGTTGAGAAAATCCAACCTGCTAAGGCATGGTGGGATCCTTTAGGAGTCTTTAGTGGTAAAAAGAAGGAATTAACTACTGGTAATACTATAGGTGAATCTGCTTTAAATGAATTTGATAAGTACAAGTGGGGTACTGGTGAAGAGAGCGTTAGTGTACAACCAATGCAGCTACCAGCAATAGATACAACACCACCAGTGGTTGATGAAGATATACCAGAACCTATCTTTATACCTAATGAATATGAACCACCTGCTCATCCATATATTACAGCAAGATTTGGAATGATGGCAGATGTTAATACTTGTCCTGATAGACTCTTCTAATGACAGAAACTGTTAACAATAGTAAATCATATAAACTGATTGACTTATACGTTCAGAGATCGGATGATTCTAAGGAGGATATTCGTGATCTTTGTGCTGAATTTGTATGGTATGAGTCTATTGACTCACCATTTGTACGTTTAGATATTACAATTCTTGACACTGTGAACTATGCTGAGTCATTATTGGGTGATGAGATGCTTCATATTGGTTTTAATACCTTTGCTTCTAAGATGGGTGGTAAAGAACCTGTCACCATCCACTATGATATGCAGATCTATAAGATCAGTAATGTTATTAAGGATGAACGTGCTAAGGTATGTACTATCAATTGTATTTCACCACAAGCATATCTTAATGAAGCGAACAGAGCATTTGGATCCTTTGGTCCTTTGACTGGTAAGCATGATATTGTCAAAGAGATGTGTAAGAAGTATCTCAAATGTGAGAATAAGATTAAACACGTTAATGCAATAGAAGAATGTACATCGATGAATATGATTTCTCCTAACTGGAGACCAATTGATGTTATATCATATATCTCAGATAAGGTTGTTAGAAAGAAGCAGGGTAAAGGTAGTAAAGTTAATAAGAGGAAGGGTAAAGGTAATATTCAGTCTGGGTTCTTATTCTATGAGACTAGTCAAGGATTTAATTGGAGATCTATTGATGATATGTGTGAGCAAGATCCATTAGCAACTTTTAATTATACTCAGAAGAATATATCTACACCCGATGCACATACACAATGGGCTAATATTGAGGAACTGGGATTTCCTGACAGGACTAACCATCTAGAGAAGATGAGGACAGGTTTATATAAGACTGTTACTTATGGTATTGTTATGGATGCGTTGACAGAGAGTCAATCTATTAACCCAGCTTTAAGTAGTAGTGGTGTGTTTGATAGGTTCCAAGAGTTAGGTAATAAGTTTACTGCTACGTTACAGGGACAGTTTGGTTCCAAGTCCTTGTCTAAAGAACAGTTCTCTAAGTTTTTATCTGATAGTAAATCTGCTGCTAGTAGTACTTTCTTTAATTCTGGTGGTGATAGTAAATTTGATTGGTCAAAGTATGCTGCTAACCTTAATTTTGGTGCATCTCAGAGTCAAGCAGCTCTAGCAGAGAAGAAGAGTAAACCTGCAGGAACTGTATCAGGTCCTAGGATTATGCATATTGGAGAGATAACTGATCTTGCATCTACTTTGGAGAAAGGGTTTGCTTTTGATGAAAAGATTATTGATAAATTTAGTAAGGATTATCCCACTCGTACAAAGTTTAGAATCCTTCCTAAGTATAAGAACCAGAGTGCTAATGCACCTAATGGTGGTGCAGATGATGCTTCTGAGAACATAGTACTGGCTGGTGCATATGCTGCTGCTAGGTTTGCATTACTTAAGACACATGTAATGAACATTACTATACCAGGTAACACAGCAGTGTATGCTGGTGCTGTTGTTAAGACTAGGATACCTGAGTCAGAGCAAAATCGTAGTGGTAGACTAGAGTTGGACAAAAAATTCTCTGGTAAATATTTGGTCTCAGGACTCAAGCACACTTATAACAAGACTGGTATTACTACTGAATTGTATCTATGTCGTGATTCCCTACCCATAAACACTTGACAATAGGTCAAAGAATAAATATAATTGTCGAATAAAGCGAGAGAACAATGAGTGAATTCGGAGAAAATCCACAAGCTAAACGAAGTCACGATCTAGATCATGAAGTTTACATTGATCCAAAGGATCATAAGGAGCATACTAATCATGGTATGCATGAGTATTCTGAAGATGATCTCAAGAACGTAAGAGCTAACTACGAAGAGTATCATAAGGGAGATGAACCTGAAACTGGTATTAATGATTATCATATTAGACATCAGGATAAGCAGTTAGATCAATATTGTGACAACCATCCAGATGCATTTGAGTGTAGAGTATACGATGAATGATAGGTGAATACATTGATATTGATGCTGCCTACAGTTTTATAGGAGGTGGCATGATCGACCCAAATGTGGTCGATGGCGTGATTGAGTTTTGGAATGATTGTGACTATCTTAATAAAGAAGATGGTCATGTAGGTGGTCAAACTTCAGGTGGTCTAGATAAAGAACTCAAAGAGTCAAAAGACCTGACTATTCCTAGGTACATTAAAGATCCTAGAATATGCAGGTATATTGATGAGCTTGCAGATGTTACCACAGCATACTGTGATAACTATCCAGCACTAAAGAATGTCAAGTGGGATTTGATGGAGGATTTTAATATCCAATGGTATCCCAAGGGTGGTGGGTTTCATGCATTACATTGCGAAAGATCAGACGCACATCCACAATGCTGCAATCGTATGGTAGTATGGATGACATATCTCAATGATATAGAAGAAGGTGGAGAGACATACTTTAAACAACAGGAGTGTAAGGTAAAACCTAAGAAGGGATTGACTTTACTTTGGCCAGCAGACTGGACTCATTTTCATAAGGGAATACCAGCACCTAATGAAGAAAAAATGATTATTACAGGATGGTATGATCACGTCATTTGACAATTTAATATTAGGTCATTATAATAACAAACAGCAGGCATATAGTAATCCTACTAAATGGCCACAGGTACATATTCTATACTCCAAGATCAAATCAAATGTCTTGGAGTTAAAGCAGTGGTATAATTATGAAGGTGAAGATAAACCATATAGACATTATCATATTACTATCAACTATATGACACATGACACTGCGTATACAAAAGCACATAACCTATTGACTGACACCCCAGGGTGTGAGATGCAGTGGGGATTCTTTGATACGTGGTGGTTTGGTAGTGTTCGGGGTGATTGTATCGTTCCTAAACCTGATGGTGATACATATGTTGTTAGCGACGTACAGTTTGATGGTGACATGTATATGTCACGTGACACTGGATACTACGTCAAGGATGATAAATTTGCCTGGGGCAAGGAGGAGGGTGAAGGTATGTTTACTTTTACTAGACTAAATAATGGCAGGAAACTAGATTACACATAATGTTAGGCAGTTCATCAAAAGCAGATTTCGCTGGAAGAGATGGTTTCGCCTGGTGGATCGGTGAAGTAGAAGACCATATGGATCCATCACAGTTGGGTCGTGTAAAGGTTCGTATTGTAGGTTGGTATACTGGTACTAAGACCGATTCAGAAGGTAAGAACCAGTACTTAACCGAATTACCTACTAAAGATTTACCGTGGGCAACCGTACTTCTACCAACTGATAGACCCCAGACCAAGAATGCTGGATCTACCACTGAGTTACAACCTGGCGCACAGGTTTTAGGTTTCTTCATGGATGGTGAAGAGGCACAACTTCCTTGTGTCTTGGGTGCATTCCGTGGTTTCCGTCACTCTGAGAATAGTAATCAGGCAGGTTCTAGTGGTAGAGAGCGTGGTGCTCCTAAAGAAATGGCAAGGACTGTCTTTGCAGATCCTACAGTTGCTGATCAGAATGCAACAGATACACCACAGCAGAAAGGACAAGATAATCAAGATTCACTAGGTGGAGCATCATTCGTTAAAGCACAAGGTCAACAAGGTGGTGGTGCTACTGGTGGAGAAGAAGCATCTAAGGGTGCAATCTCTAAGGGTGAAGCAGAAACACCATTTAATGTGTACACCAACCCCATAGGTCCACCATCTATGGAAGGTGGTATTGCTGATGGTACTACAGGACCTGCTAATGCAGGATTCACCAAGGATCTTAAGCGTATGCTTACTGAGATTGGTGTTGAGGTTGGTGGGTTAGCACGTAATGCATCTAGTGGTGACTTTCTGTCCACTATTAGTGGTAGAGTTATAGAAGGTAAGAACATACTCAACCAATTATCTAACGTTACTAACTACCTGACTAATGCCATTAGTGGTATGCTTGCACCTCTCAAGGAGATGGCAGCAAGAGTCATTCAGATGTTGATTGATAAGATTCTACAGGTTCTTTCTAACATCCTACCTGTTGTTGTTATCACCCTGATTGGTGAGATACTACAGTTAATATTTGCATTATTCTGTAAACCTACTCCAGAGTGGGTCAGTATAATGGGGAATATAATGGGGTACATATCGTCGTACCTGAACTCCCTATTCGCTAAGGTAATGGATTTCATCGCTGAGATGGAAGCTAAGATCCTTGACACTGTTGAGAGGATGATGTCTGGTATTCAGAACAGCATCTGTAAAGCAATGTCGGCAATCAATAAGGTTGCTAACTTTATAATTACAGCAATTAACACTGTTAAAGCACTTAAGGAACTTGCTAACGGTATTCAGTCTATCTTCTCTATTGACTTTACTAAGTTAGACTTTACATCAGTTCTTAAGATCCTTAAGGCAATCCTCATGCTGATAGCGGGGATGAAAGATTGCGGTAGGAAGAGTCGAAAACCGAAAGCCACAGGGTGGCTCCCGTTATTAGGAACCACCCAGTGCGAGGATATAGATGAGGCTCTCCAAGGTCCAGGTGGAGGAGACTATAGTAGTTGTCCACCATCAGGTCAGGCAAATCCTAAGGGTACTTTCTTTGATGATTTCTTTAAGAACATAAATCCGTTCTTAATGGAAACCAAGATGTATCTCAATGGTACCAAAGAGATCAATGACGCTACTCCTGGTAAGGAGAAACGAGTTATCCAAGGTCTTGGTGGTGTAAGTACTATTGAGGATAAGAGAGGTAATAAGCATACCAATAATCCTAACAATGAAACTGCAATTATTGGTCGTGACCAAGTAACAAACGTTAAGAATAATAAGGTTGTAACTGTTGAGGGTGACTACTACCTCAAGGTTATGGGTGACTATCATATTGAGGTCTCTGGATCTATCAACCAGCATGAGTCTAATGGTCCAGGTGCCAAGGCAACAGATGCTAATGGTGGATTTTCTAGTGGTCATAAGTGGGATGATCAAAAGGATCTACCAGATGCAGCAGGAGATTACCAGATCTACACATCACCAGATGTCACTCCAGAAGAGTACGACAAGATGACTGATGATGAGAAGACACAATATTTTGCATCTAAGAGTGCGTCTGATGCTGCTTCATCAGCAACAGCACCATTAAAAGAAGATACTGCTAGTCAGACTGCTAAGAAGTTTAATGAATTGGCAGCAAAGAATGCTGCTGGTGATGGTAAGAAGAATCCAACTCCTAAGTTTAATACTGAGGTTGGAGAAAGAGAAGTTAAGTCAGTAAGAACCACTGCTGGTGACCATGACATGAACTTCCAAGGTGACTGGAAGGTACAAGCAGCACGTTTTAACTTCACTGCTATTGAGGCAATCAACCTTAAAGCACAGGAGATCAACCTATCTGCTGGTGGTATTACCAATGAAGCAACAGGTGAGATCATTAATGAAGCGAACTGGATCAGTTCATTCCTTAACTGTGGTAGATTTGATATTGTTGGTATTTTTCAGATGATGCCTGTCCTCACTGGTCAGTTCAGCATTGTTAAGGGATCTATTGTGGACGTGGCAATGGACACTCCATTCCCAGGAGCAGCCCCACCTGCCCAGGTTAGGATGACTCTAGGTACATCCATGCCATCTGCTATGGCAGACATAATCGTAGGATCCACCGCAGGTGCACACATAACTTTGGTCGGAACTCCTACAGGAGGTATCGGAGAGGTTGTCACAGGAGGAGCAGGTGCTATAATAAATCAGGTAACTACTGGTGTCGTAGCCATGAGTACTGGTGTGGGTGCCGCATGGTTTGGATGTGGACTCGGACCTACCTCAGTCTTCGGACTGCCCGTTATGCTTAATTAACTATGGAAGAAACCGTCGATTATGTTGCACATGCCTTCATAAATTTTCCCAAGAGAAAAATCACTCTCAGGGATCAGGAAGGTTATGAAGCAGATGTACGATACAAATTTGATTCTGATGGATCTCACAGTTTCGCAGAGACTGTGGATATTCTGAAAGAATTCCTCGATAATGAGGATGAACTTACCTTTATATACTAATGACACTAGCCAATTTGATTGAGGTCTCTGTAGAAGAGATTAAGACAAATCTTGACTTCCTCTTGACATTATTGGAAAGAGGTCATACAATCAAGATAATTCAGGAAGGTAAACAGAGTATCATCATGTCTCCTCTACCAGAGTTCGTCAATAAGTACGAACAAGAGGAATTGCCTGATATACCTATGCCTGCCGATTGGAAACCTGACCCAGTTGGAGTACAAACTTATGTCACAGAAACCCTCGGAGAGATGCAGAAAGAACTTGACGATGGACATCAAGATGCACTTTAGTGAACATGATCACTGTTGGCATTGGACACTCGTTGGGTACGAAAACGCAATACATAGTAGTAAATCTATGGACATCTCATCAGCAATGAAGGGGATCCAAGAGACAATTGCTAGATTTATGGATGATGAAGCTAAGAATTACCGCTGAGTACTGCATCCTAGACTATATGGATGGTCATGAAGGAATAGTACTTCTCCATATGATTAATTGTATACCATTTACATTCGATGATGAGGGTTTCGACACGACTGACGAAGAGATTATAACTAAAGCAGTCAATAATCCGAAACTCACTATAGAAGACCTATATCGATGGTCTTCCTATCTCATAGAAGAGGAATGCCACCCTATAATGTTCGAAATGGGTGAGTCGATTGAGAATTATCAAGACGTTCCAAACTAAATAGTACATGCAAATACGATTATGGTACAACAAGGATATGCGCCAATGGCGGTGGTCTTTGATGGACCACCAGTTACATCAGGAAACTGGACAACAACCTGATCTACGTGATGCAATGGGTGATATTGCAAATACAGTGGAGTATTTAACAGAACGGTATGACGACACGGAGATGGCACATGAAATGGAGAGAGGACTACAAGAGTATGAAAGTACTCAGTGCATATCAGACTGATCTCCTAGAAAATGGACCAAAGAGTCTAGCCCAATCATGGGTGCTACAGGCAATGTATGTTGACTGGAAGCGAAAAACTGGTAATATGGAACCTGAACCACCGAATTGCCAATCAAGTTATTCGGTACTAAACAAACGTATTGAGGAAGGTCTTTATGACGATGCAAACGACCCATACGGGGGACATTGAGGTGGCAGGAAACGATACTGAAATGTATCTGAAGAATTATTTGGAATCTCCTGGCAATCTTGTCGATAAGCGAGAAAGAATGAATCGCTTGAGTGAAATTGTAGGAGATTATCTTACTGATGAATCAGTTGATGCACGTAATACATACGAAGAAATTCTCCAAGAAGTGAACTTTTGGATCAACTACCATTCACAGCATATGACTAAAGCGAAAAAGCTACGTAGTCTCCTGATGGGAGAGAGTGATTTGACGTTATAAATAACTTGGAATACCGTAGATAGTGAATAGTGGGAACCAAGAGAATATCACAACTTGAGACTATTGCTGATGCATTGGTGACTGGAGAAGCAGTCCTTCCCATTGTTATCTCGGATCCACTGATCCCCAATAGAAAATCAAAAGTTAATCAACTGTTTAGGTCAGTTTCCGCAGGATCACAGAGTGCTCCAGGACTGGCTTTTGACTTAAACAGGAATACTGGAGTATACCAGTCTGCTTCCGATGAAATCGGTCTGACTTTTGGTAGTGCATCGATCTATAATAGTCGTAATTTAAACAACGACGGGTCATCGACCTTACAGATACGTGCAATTGATACAGCATCCGCTAACTCTAGTGTGGAGATAGTTCCACAGGGTAGTGGATATTTTACTGTTAATGGTACTACAGAGTTAACTGATACTAATTTTTACATTTCTGGTGACCAGAACCCTGCTAAAAAGGTAGTATTTAACGTTGATACAGTTTCTACTGCTGGTGGTACTCGTAGATTTGATATGCCTAGTGTAGGTTCTAATACATCTACGACTATAGTTGCAACAGACACGTTCCAGACTCTAACTAATAAGTCTATTATCATTAAAGATAATGACCTACAGATTACTGGTTCTACTGACGTAGCTAAAATAGCAAAGTTTGAGACTGATGCATGGTCAGCACCAGGTCAACACATCTATCGTTTACCTGACTATGGTACTACGATTACTCAGTCAACATTACTTGATGACTTGACTGAACAAGACTTATATAATAAGAATCACGTTAACCCTACATTCTCAAATACTCCCACAAATGATCCAAATAACCCTACTAAGTATGTAATATTTGATCAATCATTATTGACATCAAATAGAACTGTACAATGGCCAGATTTAAACGTTAAGGTTGTTGGTGAAGCGTCTACACAGACACTAACTAACAAGATCTATAAGGGTGCTATCTTCGAGGATAGTGCAGATGCAACTAAGAAGATTACATTTAACTTAGTTAACCTTAATGCTAACACAAACCTACAATGGACCTTCCCAGAAGGTACTGTTGCAGAACCACTAAATAATGGAACAGATACTAACGTCGTAGTTGCAGAGCGAGCATCGCAGACTCTTGCATTTAAAACTATGGAGTATATGAAGATCAATAACCCTGATGAGGTTAACGGTCTCCTCTCTATTGATGCTTCTAACATAACTGAGCCAGTCTCAATTAAGTTCCCAGGAGCAGACGCTACGCTATTATCTACTAACAACATCGAAGCGGTGGGTGTTAGTTTCGGTGGTGCTATCAGTGCACCGAGTCTCGGAGGAAGACTCCGATTACAATCATTCTTCCAAGCAGGTTGGTAATTAAACAATGACAGCAGCAGGACGCTTAGCCGCAGCAAAACCAGTGGCTACTACGAACACAAAAATTTACGGTACTGACATTAACAACACTGGCGCAGTAGTTTTTTCTGCTACTAATCAGTCTGGTTCTGGTGTTAGTTATCGTGCAGCAGTTCGAGACTATAATCAGATAATTACGTTGGACGGAGATGAGTCAACGAGTACTGATGATGCTAAGAAATATGAGTTTATTAAGGGTAATGCCTTTGCAAACTACAAGTTAACTATTACTCCTGGTATTCAGTTTAATGAAGCAACTCCAGGTGCTGATATTGCTACCACTGATGGTAGTATTGCTAAGTTATTAGATGTTTATAAGTCTACTGACACAATTAATCGTTATATAAAGGTTGCCAAAATCCTGCAAACTGAAGGCGACAGTGAGCAAGTAACAGGTTCATTTACTGTTGGTGAAACTCTTACTGGTGGTTTTTCTGGAATAACTGGTACACTTAGTGCTTTCGAAGCAACTACTGCTGCCCTCTATATGGAAGTAGCAGACGTTGCAAGTGGTGCTACTGCTGTTAACGTATCAAGAAACACAGGTCTTGCTGATGGTGCAAGGTTGATGATTGCAGTTGACTCTGATAGTGCAAGTGAGATTATTGAGATCGATGCTACTGGTATTAACGTTGCTAATAATGTACTGACTGTTACTCGTGGAGTATATGGTACAACTGCTCAAGCTATCCCTGCTGGATCATTTGCTAAAGCATACATTGACTCTGCAACTACAAGTACAATTGACGAGTCTGGAACGTTTGCTTCTGGTGATACTACACTAACTATTGCAGATGCTACTGGATTCTTATCAGGTGCATATATTCTTATTGGTAACGAGATTCTTGAGGTTTCTGAGGTTGCTGGTAATGATTTAACTGTTGTACGTGGACGGTATGGTACATCTGCTGTTAACCATAACGATGGTTCTGCTATTACTCAATTAACAGATGCTGGTGACTATTATCTGAACTTCTTTACTGAAGGTGAAACTCTTACTGGTGGCACTAGTGCCGCTACTGTGGCGTTAAACTTCTCACAGGGTTCATCTGATATTATTAATGTTGATAAATTCATCTATGCAGAGGGATCTGCAGGTGGTGTGTATGGATTACCATTAGCACCTGAGATGGCAGTGGATCGTACTATTAGATATCACCAAACAGATGCTAGTAACACTGGTCATCCGTTTAGGTTATCAGAAGAAATAGATGGTACGCAGGGTTTAACTGGTACAGAGTATACAACTGGTGTAACGAAAGTTGGTACTGCTGGTCAAGCGGGATGTTATCTAGAGATTTTAATCACTAGTGCCACTCCACTGTCATTAAACACTTATGCTGAACCTGCTGTAGCTAACACTGCTGATGCTAATGCTGGATATGGTTGGGCTATTACTACAACACTAGAACCATTCTATACAGACATATACGTATATGCTGTAAGAGGTAAAGTATTTACTGCTGCATCACAGTTTACGATTGGTCCTACAACATATACTATTGAGGCTGGAGGTGTTACACCTGGTTTCTATGGATATGTTCATGATTGGGATGCTGATAGAAACGTTCTGAAGGTATCACTAGATGAAGGATCTCCTAATGTTGCTGTAGGTGACAATCTATATGACAGTGTAACTACTGTTGATGGAGCACGTCGCTGGACAACAGTTGTATCAGGCAAAGGACAGACACTAGATAGTGTTGGTGCTGCTGATGCTTCTAGAACAGCAGGAACATATAATGGAATTTTACCTACGGGTGGTTCAGGGTCAGGTCTTAAGGTTAATGTTGTTGTTGCTGCATCTACTGGTGCTGCCACGGTCACATTAGTCAACGGTGGTAAGGATTATGTTGCTGCTGAAACACTGACCGTCACTGACGCTCAACTCGGAGGTGGTGGTGCTGCAAACTTAACGTTTAATGTAGCAACTATTGGTACTGGTGACGCTGCTGGTGCTACTGCAAACACTTATTGTAATGCTGAAGATTGGTTTGCTTACGATAAAGCGATTGCAGCAAATGTTACAGATAGAACTACTGGAGTAGTAGTTGGACCTGGACAGAATATACTTGTATACTCAAGTGCAGCAGACATTAGTTATGCTGTTACTGGATTTGAGAGTAATGCTGATGATTATGTTGTGCTTTCTGTATCCAAGAATGCCGCTGGTGGAAGCACCCCTTAAGGTGTGAAATAAATAGTACAATAGGACAGAGATCAATTAAATGGCACTTACTCGTCTTAAAAATATCATCACGTCGAGGACTGGACGTATTATATACGTCAATCCCGACGACTTTGATGCATCGGATGCTTATGATAACCGAGGTAACTCTGCATTGCGTCCGTTTAAGACGTTGCAACGTGCATTTCTAGAGGTAGCTAGATTTTCATATAGAGTCGGACTTAGTAATGATGAATTTGACGCATTCTCAATCTATCTATACCCATCAGATTATGTCATAGACAATAGACCTGGTGTTGCAAACTATAATGACATACAACCGTTTGACGCTAACTCTAATTTTGATTTAACTTCTTCGAGTAATGCTCTTTATAAATTTAATGCTACCACTGGTGGTATTATTGTCCCTAGGGGTTGTTCTGTTGTTGGTTCGGACTTACGTAGAACCAAAGTCGTTCCGAAATATGTCCCTTATCCCACAGTACAGGGTAGTCTCGGTATTACTGCTACTAATGAACCTTCTCCTGCTGGTATTTTTAAACTCACAGGTGGTTGCTACTTCTGGCAACAGTCGTTCTTTGACGGAGATACCAACGGAGTTTACTACAGGGCTGATGACATAAGCACTATTGCACCAAACTTCTCACACCATAAGTTAACGTGTTTTGAGTTTGCTAATATAACTGATCTTAATCTGTATTATCAGAAGATCTCTAAAGCATATGCAACTATACCTGACTCTTCAGGTGTTGTCGCACAAGACCAATTACAGGCAAGAGTCGAAGAAAACAGGATCGTTGGTCCTATCTCCGACGAATTTGCTGTATCACAAATTATCCGAAATGGACAAACCGCCACAGCATTCACAGTGGATGCGTTGGGCAATCCAAAGAACCATGGATTCTCCGTGGGTGTCGCTGTTAATATATCTGGGGTTACTGGTCCTACTGAGCAGGATCAACTCCTCTATAATGGTTCATTCTTGGTAACGTCTGCACAGGGTAACCAGTTTACCTATCAGATGTCAACTGAACCATCTGGTAATGCTATCGGTTCCAACATTCTTGTTAAGGTCGAAATCGATACGGTTGACTCAGCATCACCATATGTCTTTAACTGTTCACTAAGATCAGTTTGGGGTATCAATGGTATGCATGCTGATGGTGATGAAGCGACTGGATTTAAGTCTATGGTTGTTGCCCAGTTTACGGGTATATCACTCCAAAAAGATGACAGAGCGTTCGTACTATACAACCAAAGTACTGGAGCATATGAAGCACAACCTGCGGGATCTGGTGCTCACATTAATGGACTATCCGAGTATAGAAAGGGTTGGAGGCATCGTCACATTAAAGCATCGAATGATGCATTTATCCAAGTCGTCTCGGTGTTCGCTGTTGGTTTCGGTGATCACTTCTTCTCCGATAGCGGCGGTGACTTGTCTATCACCAACTCAAACTCAAACTTTGGTAACACTTCTCTCCGAAGTAAAGGATTTAAGAAAGCAGCATTCACAAAAGATAAAGCAGGTGAATTAACACACGTTATACCACCAAAATCTTTAAGTGATGTTACTGAGATATCAATCAACTGGGTTACTATTGATATCAATGCAACTAGAGCAGAAGCAGACGCATCTAGATTGTATCTCTATGGATATACTAGCCAATTAGGTAGACCACCTTCGAAGATTCAGGGTTATACTGTTGGTGCTAGAAGAGATGATGTCAATACACCAGATAAAATCTATGTTGCCCTGGTTGCCTCAGGTGCCTCAGAACCAACGACCCATTATGCAGACATTAACCCTGCAGGTCCTACAGTTACTGGTACTAGAGCAGGTGATGATGAGAACCCAATCAAGTATGATACTAATAGAAACCAGTGGTATGTACAGGTAGATAGTTCTGCTAACACAATTTATACTACACTACAGGCAAATAACCTGTATCAGAACTTAGGATTCACACCTACTACATTTATTCGCAGGGTGCCTGATGCAAGAGACCTTAATGACAGAACTTACAGATTTAGGTATACTCTCAATAAAGACGCATTCCCAATCCCAAGACCTCCTATTACTGGTTTTGTTCTGCAGCCTCGCTCTTCGGAGACCAATAGCCCTGCCTACAGTAAGACCTACTATATCTACGATGTTGAGACATACCAAGAGTTTGAGCGTGGTGTCAAAGACGGTATATACTACCTCACACTACTTTCTGCCTCAGTCTCACCAGCGACATCGAACTTCGATGATTTCGCCTTCTCACAGGCAACAATAGATATATATCCTGCATTTGACAGAGACAACCCAGTTGCTGACCCTGCTGCTGCTGTATCTATTGCAGATAATGAAGTATTGGGTGTGGTTAAGACCACTGATGGTGCTACACCAACACCTAATGAGAATAAGCAACTTTCTATCACTAAGGAGACAACACAGTTCTTACTCTTAGAGACAGAGAATAACTTAGGGTATAACACTACTTCCAACTCACTGAATGGAATATTAGTTACTGCTAGGTTAGGTGATGAGGAAGAAAGAAAGATTGCACTGAAACTTAATACAGACCAGTCTGTTGCTCCACTACAGATAGAACTTCGAAGATATTCTATTCTGAGAGCATCAGGTCACACGTTTGAGTATCTTGGATTTGGTCCAGGTAACTACTCAACTGCATTCCCATCTACACAGGTTGAGGTGTTATCACCACAACAGGTGAGACTATCTCAGTCATTAAAAGAGGGTGCAGGTGTTGCATACTACTCTGGTGTTAACAGTGATGGTGAACTGTTCGTTGGTAACCAGGTTATTAACCCAGTTACAGGTCAGATCACTAATGAAGATATTGCTCAACTTAACGTGTTGGGTGAAGAGGACACCACTATTGAGACCTTCTCTGAGTTGGTTCTTACAGATAAACTAACCGTAATTGGTGGTGCATCTAACCAGTTGGAGTCTGTATTCTCTGGTCCTGTTACTTTCCAGAAGAAAGTTACATCCCAGAATGAGATACAGTCCCTTAAGTACACATACTCCAACGATGATGGTACTGTTCTGAAGCAGACATTCCTCGCTGAGGAATTAAATGGTCTACCTGACCTTGCTGGAGGACTAGCATTTAATAATGGTGATATTTGTTATAACATTGATTGGACCCCTGGCAATGCTATGGGATGGATATATGATACTGGCACATGGTATAAGTTTGGTATAAGTGATAGCACACCTATAGTTTCTAACAGATACTCTGGTGTTACACATTATGGTATCGGCATGGCACCTGATGCTTCTAATCGTATGAAGATTAGTGGCAACACATATCTTGATGGTGACTTAGATGTTACTGGAAAGTATGGTTGTGCAGATAAATATACTTTAGCAACGGGTATTGCCAGTGGCAATAACGGTGTCACATACAATGGTAATGGTGCAACCCAGACGTTTAATATTTCGCCTGGACACACTGCTTACTCACTTTTAGTATTCCTAAATGGTGTCGCTCAAGTCCCTGGTGTGGATTATACAGTCACAGGTAATGCTGTTGACTTTAGTATATCCTCTCCACCTGGAACTGGTGATACAATTCAGATCCGTGAACTTGTTATTTAATTTCACGAGCGGTTAAAAAATGTCAACAAAGATTATAGGTAATCAGATTGATGCTGCGACTAGAGCAATTGTAACTGCTCTTTCAGTCACAGAACAACTCAATCTGCCAGAACTTAATCAGACAGCAGTTAATGGTCTTGGCACACCTGCATTTGGTACCTTAATCTTTAACTCTACTGAAGATGAAGCACAGATCTGGCGACAAGATGTATCTGGTGCACCAGGTTGGGCATCTGTAGGTGGAGGTGGACCTTCTATTGGTGAGAATAGTATAGTACGTACTAATGGTACTACTATATCAGAGAACTTGACTATAGGTCCTGTAGCGAATGGTGGTCCTGAGTTTACAAACGGTTTCTCTGCTGCCCCTATAACTATTGCCAATGGTTACACAGTCACGATTGAGAGTGGATCATCATGGACATTGATAGGTCCAGACGAAGACTTATCTTCTACTCGTTACTTTAACAAAGTTGGTATCAATGATCAATTAAGATTAGTACCAGGTGCACATTTAGAATTCGGTCAAACAAAAGAAAGATTAATTGCTTTCTCTAAGAGTGGTACTGTTAATTTAGATCATAGTCAAGCAAACGTATTTGTTACACAGAACCCTACAGGATATAATGGTAACTTTACTATAAACTTTCAGAATGTACCTACCTCAGGTGGTTTTGTTTATGCTGCTACAGTACTGGTTAGACAGGTAAATGGTACTGGTTATGCTGCTAACATACAAGTCAATGGATCTTCCCCTCAGTTCTCATATTGGAATAATTCTAGTAGGGAGGTTGGTACAAACTGGGATGTATACCAACTCCAGTTCTTCCTAGATGGGGGATGGATCGTGTTTGGTATGGAAACCAAGTACGAATAAGGAGTTTTATTATGCCAATTGGAGTTAACAAATCAGTAATGCAGGGAATGTCAGGTGGAGGCGGTGGTGGTTCATCACTGATCCAATCTGCTTCAGGTGGTAGTCAATGGACGGGTACTAATAGTAGAAAGGGTGGATTAAATGTTAGATTCCATAGATTTCAGTCTGGTGGTACTAATGGGTTCCAAGTAAACGATATATCTGGTACTGGTGAAGCACTCTTGTATGTTTGGATGTGGGGTGCTGCTGGTGGTAGAGGAGGACAAGGTGGTAATAGTGGTGGATCTGGAGGTGCATCATACTCTGAGATTATGACAACTGCTGGTCAATACTGGGTCGCTGCTGTAGGCAGAGGCGGTGGTGGAGGATCAGGATGTCATGGTTGTTGGGGTGCTGGAAGTGCTGGAAATAATTCTACATCTTATGGTAATGGAGCAATGGGAATGTACCCTGCCTGTGGAGGTTGCTCTGCTGGTGGAGGTGGTGGAGGTGCTGCTTCTATCCTATACATAGCAAACACTAACCGAGGAAATATTCGTCAAGTCGCTGGAGGCGGCGGTGGTGGAGGCGGTCGAGAAGGTTGTGGTGGTGCTGGACATGGTGGTGCTGGTGGACAAAACGGTGCTGGTGGATCATGTGGTGCAGGTGGCGGTAGTTGCTGTGCACAGTCGTCAACAAATGCTCCTGGTTGTGGAAGACCAGGTGGTGACCGCTCTGGTGGCGGTGGAGGAGGCGGCGGTTGGTACGCTGGAAACTGTGGTGGTGCACCAGGATGTGACTGTCATGGAGCAGGTGGAGCAGGAGGTGGATCCTCTTGGATTGGATATGATTTCGAAGCTAATGGTGCCATATGGAATGGTAACCATGGAACTGTTGGAAACAGTGGTGAAGGAATAAGAAATGGTGCTGGTCAGAACAATGGTGGCACTGGTAACATAACAATTGCATACGAGATAGAAGTATAATGGCATTTCGAGACGTTAAAAACATAGAACATATAGTAAAGCGGCATATTAATGTCACGTTTATTATGGATGAGAAGCGTGTCGAAATTTCTAGAGATATGGTACACTTTAATGATGTAATATTTGGTTACTATTTCTTAGAGGATGGAGTATATGATAGAGTATTTGCATCTGACTTTAGCTATGGTATAATTGTTAGAGCAGAGAATGCTGACATACTATTCACTAAAGAGACTAAAGGACCAGAGATGTCTGATCAGAAATGCATAGAGGAGTTTTTAGTACATGTACCTCGTTCATGTATGGGAACTACACCACTCTGTACCGTTTGGGCAATTGAGAACGGTGAGCGTGTAGAAAAAAGTTTTGGGTTACAACTGTCTACAGATGGTGACAACCCACTAGGTGATGGGACTAAGTTTGCAAGGGAAGCACCCAATGTCATGACTTATGAACCCATGGATCACTCATTAGCATCTGCGTCTGCTAATAGTAAAGGTGATTACTTTCCAACCGATGAAGAGTGGGCAGCACATCAACAGTGGATGCCTGCAACTCCATTAGACAGACCTGTCGATCCTAATACTGGTAAAGATTTGGGTGACGCTGGTGAGTTGGGTGAATAAATAAATAAGAAGGGGAAGCAACTAACAAATGACTAGATTAACAGTATCACAAGTAAAGGACCTTGGAGGACAAGGTGGAATGTCGTTCTCTGGTGGAGCGATTACTGCCAACGGTTCCCTGACTGTACAGCATATCGTTATTAACGGAAATATGACTGGATCCTCAGGATATATTATTCCATCACAGTCTGGACAATCAGGTAAGTTTCTATATACTAATGGTTCTACTATCTCATGGTCAGAAGTTTCCGCTGGTGCTGGTATACCTAATGGTATAGCAGTATATAATGGTAATAGTACATGGAATAAACCATCATGGTGTAACCGTATATGGGTTAAATGTACTGGTGGTGGAGGAGGAGGTTCAGGATATGGTGAATCTGGTGCTGCTGGAGGACATACTGAATCATTTGTTGACGTTGCTAACATCAACTCAATTTCCGTCTCAGTAGGCGGTGGTGGCGGGGGAACTAATTACTCAGGTCGTGCTGGTAATGGTGGAACCTCATCATTTGGTAACTACTGTTCATCAGGTGGAGGTCAAGGTGCCAATAGAAACCAACAGCACGATGGTGCTTTAGGTGGTAACCCTAACCAAGGATCTGTTAAAGTATATGGTGGATCATCTCAAGGACATAGAAACCCTCCAGGTCTAGGACATGGTGGTGACAGTTTCTGGGGTGGTTCTTCACCATGCTCTCATAGACAGCAACAGTGGGCACAAAGATATCGTGGTCATGCAGCATGGGGTGCAGGAGCATCATCATGTAGAAATCGTGAACGTGGTGGTGATGGTCGTCAAGGCATCATCGTCGTATATGAGTTCATGTGATTCTTATAAATAACAAAGAAGGAGACAGAGTAATCAATGAGTACCCTAAAAGTTAGTTCTATACGTGACCTGTCAGGTTCTGGTGGATTAGATTTATCCTCAGGATCTATTACCGTGAACGGGACTCTGACCGTTAGTAATATTAGTATTAACGGAACGATTTCTGGATCATCGGCACAGGTTATACCCTCAGTCAGTGGACAATCAGGTAAATATCTGAGCACTGACGGTAATAGCATGTCTTGGGCAACCATCCAAGCAGGTGGTGGACCTAAGTCTATTTCAGTATATAATGGTGGTTCTACTTGGAACAAACCCTCAGGAGTTAAGAGGATTTGGGTTAAGTGTACTGCTGGAGGCGGTGGTGGATCAGGTTATGGAGAATCTGGTGCTGCTGGTGCCCACACCGAAAGTATTGTTAATGTAGAAAACATTAACTCCATCTCTGTCTCCGTTGGTGGCGGTGGTGGTGGTACTAACTACTCCAACCGAGGAGGTAATGGTGGTACTTCATCCTTTGGTAACTATTGTTCATCTGGTGGTGGACAGGGTGCTAACAGGAACCAACAACATGAAGGTGCTTTGGGTGGTAACCCCAACCAAGGATCTGTCAGAGTATATGGTGGTTCTTCACAGGGACACCGCAACCCACCAGGATTAGGTCATGGTGGTACTTCCTTCTGGGGTGGTTCTTCACCAACATCTCATAGACAGCAACAATGGGCACAAAGATACCGTGGTCATGCTGGTTGGGGTGCAGGTGCTTCATCCTGTAGGAACAGAGAGCGTGGCGGCGATGGTCGTCAGGGAATTGTAGTAGTTTACGAATTCGACTAAAATGAAAAAAGCACTAGTCCGTTGTGACGGTTTCATCACAGATTTAGTAGAACCAGGTGAAGAGTTCGAAGTCTACACTGGTCCTGGATCAAGTCTAAAATGGATTGACATCCCCGATGATGCCAACGATGAGTGGAAACTAGAATTAGGTGAATGGATACCTGATTTTGAGTTCCATAATCCTGCTACTGTAAGAGAGGTTGCTTATGGTGATCCTGGATTGCAATTAAGTATGCTATACTCAGATATAAAGGACGGAAAATTTGGTGATGCAGCAAAAAATGGTAAATTCTTTAAGCATATTGCAAATGTTAAAGCGACATGTGATCCTGTCGAGTACGAAGAGGTAGTAGAAGAAGATGAGAAGGGTGATCAAGTCACTGTTAAGAAGCAAGTACTTCCAGATGCACCATTCCCTCATGATGAAGCAATGCCTGCATGGTTGACTCCTACTGAGTTGGATGACGATACTCAAAGAGAATTTAAAATAGGTGTATACGACCCTGATTACAACAAGACTGACGCAAATTAATTAAATTATTTTTTCATTATGAAAATTCAGAATGTATTGATTGTAGGTGGTGGAACCTCTGGTTGGTTTACTGCTGCCTCTCTCCTTAAATTATGTCCTCATATTAATGTTTCTTTGATTGAGAGTGAAGATTATCCCGTCATAGGTGTTGGGGAGTCTACTCTTGGACAAATTAATGACTTTTTCCATCTCCTAGGACTCAATGATGATGAGTGGATGAGGGAAACAGGGTCAACCTATAAGGTAAATATTAGGTTTAACGATTTTTATAAAGAAGGAGAGACTTGGGACTACCCATTTGGTACATCTCACGAGAGAATGTATGAGATGCAACATGGGTGGATGTCATGGTTTGCTCTGAATTATCACAAACCAGAGAAGTTCCACCGAGGTACGTTTGCTACTACCTTTAATAGTGTGGGACATTTTGCTAAGTACAATAAATTAACTTGGCAGGACAGGGTATGGAACCCACAATCTGATAGTGCATACCATATGGATGCTATTAGAATGGGTCAATGGTTTAAGAAGAATAGATGTAAGAGTATAGTTGAGAAGGGTAACTATCATATAGGTACAGTTGTAGGTACAACCAAGGATGAACATGGTTTCATTAAAAGTGTTGTTACTGATGATGGTAGGCATTTCGAAGCAGATATGTTTGTAGACTGCACTGGGTTTAAGTCTCTATTATTAGAACAAGAACTAGGTGTACCATTCCATTCATTCCATGCTAATGATGGTGGTTGTCTATTGTCTGATAGAGCAATTGCTACTCACATGCCACATGCTGATGATGATGAGAGTCCTGATAGTTATAGAAAGAGAGAAGTAGTTAACACTACTAACTGTACTGCCATTGAGAATGGATGGACATGGGATGTTCCTCTATGGGATAGAGCAGGTGCAGGGTATGTACACTCTAGTGACTTTGCTACAGTAGAACAGGCAGAAGGTGAGTTATATAATTATCTTCTTAAGACAAGAGGTAAGAAGAGAGCAGATCAAGCAGAGTTTAAGACTATTCCATTCAGGAGTGGTAAGCATGAGAAATCATGGTATAAGAATGTATGTGCAGTTGGTCTATCTAATGTGTTTGTAGAACCATTAGAAGCAACTGGTCTCCTGTGTACTCATGAACAGATCCTTAGATTATGTACTGCATTATCATCACGTGGGGGTCTAATCACTAACTCAGAGAAACAGATGGTTAACCTAGTTTGTGATCTGGAGATCGAAGGGTTTAAGAACTTTGTTGCATCTCACTATGCATTCACTGCACGTGAGTCACCATACTGGAGAGCAGTGTCTGAAGATATTGATTACGACTTTACAACAGGATTTAGTGATAACCTCTTTGTTAGGTATGCTAGTGAGAAGTATGTTGCTAATGAAGTTATATATAATGGGCAGACGTTCGATGACCATAACGATGGTCCTCGTTATGTTGCTGCTGGTATGGGATTTAATCCAATATGTGAACACACATTGGAACTAAATAAGATACACAATCAAACCATGACTGACTTAACACCTGAGTCTATGGATGAGGATGAGAGAAGGATTGACGAATGGAATAAAGAGATGTATAATTATTGCATGAGTATTCCAACATCCTACGAGTTCCAGAAAAACACTATTTACAAGGAAGATTATGTCTGAAGAAAATCCAACACTACCTGAGATCACTGATATACCTGAAGTAGATCAGACTGATACAGAATTATCTGAATCTATTGCTACAGTAGAGAGTGAGAAGGAAGCAATTAAATCGTTTGATGATCTTTGGATGAATCTTAGATATCAACACAGAGAGAAGTTTAAGAAATATGCTGACATGCAGGCATCATTGAGTTCTATGTCATTTGATAGGCAAGAGACTCGTATTGACTTTACTGAACTTAATGAACTCAGAGATGAGATTGTTAAGTTGGAAGGTGGCATGGAGATTATGAACATCCAACGTAGATTGCTACGTGATGAGGATCCAGAACCATGGGTAGAATCAGAGATCAAGAAGGCAAAGATCAAGATCAACACAAACTCAAAACTCAGTAAGAATCAAGGAACGTATGAGAAGTATACTGAATGGGAAGGTACAGACAATCCTAAGATGAATAAGCATACATAGGTTATGTTAAATTTAGATTATGTGTTCCCTCAACCTATATGGTGGACGGATCTTGACATTGACTTAGAAAAATTACAAGAGATTGTCTACGACATTGCCAAGTCAATGCCTGGTAAAGACAGATCTAATAGGGGTGAACTGAACTATCAGTCCCCCGATTTCTATGCTGAGAAGGTAATAGAGGAGCAAGATGATGAGTTTGCACGTCTGCTTACTTTAATTAAAAAGAATGCTCAAGAGGCATTTGATAGTTATGAGGCACAGGTGACTCATCTTGAGTATGCTAATACCTGGATCAATATTAACAACAAGGGTGGTTACAATGAGACACATACACATCCAGGTGCATTGATGTCTGGTGCATTTTATGTTAAAGTACCAAAGGAAGGTGATTCAGGTAGTATATGCTTTCATAGGAACCCAATGGAAGCATATACTATACATTCATTGGGATTAGCAGAGGATATGAGTACAGCAGAGGAACTACATACCTTTGCTACATGGACATATCCACCTACAGAGAATAGGTTAGTACTATTTCCTTCATGGATGCCACATGGTGTAAGAGAGAATGAAACTCATGAAGATCGTATAAGTATTTCTTTTAATCTCATCCCCAATAGGGAACAACGTAATTTTACTGATATTATTAAGTCTCATGCCAATAGAGAAAATTGATAACGCATACTATGCCGATCATAATACAGGTGTAGATACAAATGGTGATAGGATCGATGTACATCGTAATTTCCATTCAGTTGACATGGAAACAGTTAATGTGTTTCCCACACCAATATGTACAGGGAAAATAGTCCCAACTGACACACAGTACCATGATGCAAATGTATTTTTGGATGGTCTATGGGATGAAGCAAAGCGTGGTGCATGGGCAGCAGAGACGGGACTATCAACGGGTGAGTTAGAGCATGGACAAGAATTATTTGAGAATCCTGTATTTGATTGGTTGACCATGCCTATGTTGACAGCAGTCAAGGACTATTGGATCAACGTGGTGAAATATCGTAAGGACTATCACATGTATATTGATAGCATGTGGTCAAACCTTCATGATGAAGGAGACATAACGGGTGAGCATTCACATGTTAACGGGTATTGTAAGTCACATGTGTCATGTGTTTATTACTTGAGCAAGGGGTCACAGGGTGGTGAGATTTGTTTTAAAAATCCATTAGAGTATATACATAGACTATGCCCACTTGATGCAGCATATGATTCAGTGGACAGACATGGTGGACCAATGTATGATTGGCACATGCTACAAGCAAAACAGTTTGAGTATATTATATTCCCATCATGGTTACCACATAAGACTAGACCTAATGGTCCTCATGAACGAATTGCTATCAGCATGAACTTCAGTGGATTTCCACTCGACCCAACTCACGGTGATTTTGGTCCTCTTGATGATTTAGAAGGAGAGCACTGCTCATGAAAAATTTAATGCTACCATTTCTCAACCCCAAGTCATTCTATACTGATGACACACCACGTATTTTTCGTGACTGTCTCAAGGATCCATCACAATATGTTACATGGAGTGATATTGAGAAATGTATGAACAACCCATGGCATTTTAGATGCTGTCTACTTTCCCCTGAAGGACGTAGGTTAGAACTCACTCAACGATTTGAGGTATGGTATGAGAATCAGTTCCCACTTAAAGAGGAATTATTCCGAGGTATTAATGAAGGACTGACATTTACTGTAGAACAGTATGGTCATTACAATCCAGCAGTAGATAATTTACTAGAAAATATAGAGGCAAGGTACGATTGTAACTGTGATGTACATATATTTGGCAATGCTAAACCTAATGGTGTGTCATTCGGTGCACATTGGGATATTCCTCCTAATTTAATTTGTCAGATAGAGGGTACAACACGTTGGCAGGTATTTAAAAATAGATGTTCTAGCATGATTAAGATGACAGACAATCCATACCTACCAGATAAGCATGATGAGGTGTTGGATGTGGCAATTGATGACACTCTTAATCCAGGTGATGTGCTATACATCCCATCAAGGATGTATCATAAACCACATCCAGGTGATAAGAGACTGAGTATGAGTATACCATTGTCATTCCCACGTGACACTGATAGTGATCGGAGACAGTATGCAATTACTTTCTAGTTATCCATTACCACAACCAGTAGTGGATCAATTGGATGAGATATGTACATCCACTACCTTCCCATGGTATTTTCTCAAGGACACTACATTCCTTGATGAACCATCCAAGTATAATAATCAGACAAGTTTCTCACATGTACTGATGATGGACTATGAGGTGGTGAGTCATGAGTATCCATACTTTGAGAGTGCACTTAAGATAATATCACAACAAGCAGAGCAACCATTTACTGACATATATCGTGCTAGGTTAGGACTATTGTACCCTGACGGTAAACCACACCATACACCACACGTAGATTTTGAGTTCCCACATACTACGGCACTATACTATGTGAATGATGGTGATGGTGACACTCATTTCTTTGAGAACAGCATGACTATCCAAAAGGCATCACCGTCTAAAGGTCGAATGGTAGTATTTGATGGACTGCGTAAGCATGCATCATCTAGTCCTACTAAGGGAGTGAGAATAGCAATGAATGTTAATTACAAACCCAGAGTTTCTTAATCCTGATATTTACAGGATAGATGACAGACCTAGGGTATGGCGTGGTGCTATATCATTAGGTATCGTCACGTGGCAAGATGCTGAAGATGCCTTAAATCAACCATGGAATCATATCGTCACTGTCATAGGTGATCATGGTAAACGCATGGAACTTGATACAGTAGAGGAACCATGGTGGTATAAAGGTATTAGTAAGAAGGAAGAACTCTTCCACCTTGCCAACTCTGGATATACTGTTAATATATGTCAGTACGGTCATGGCAACGCTCACATTGAGCACCTATTGGCAGAGGTAGAGCAGTCATTTGATGGATGCTGTGATTGTCATATCTTTATTACCAATGGTAAAGACAACAGACATCTATCATTCCCACCACATTGGGATCACCCATCCAATTTTATAATACAAATGGAAGGGCACACCCGTTGGCAGGTCTACAAGAACAGAGCATCATCATTGATATCACTATCAGATACTAATGCTCAAGTCGGTTCTGATGATTTGGAAATAGACATAGATACTGTACTTAATCCAGGTGATCTGCTATACTTTCCATCAAGGGCATATCATAATACTAGGCACACGCTTGGTAGTAGATTGTCATTGAGCATTCCAATTTGGTCACCCAAGAGATGCGAATGCAGTGATCGTACCCACTACAAACTAGACCGATCATGATTGTGATCAGGTTTTCTAAATAACTACAGTACCACGTCCCATGCAGATGAATTATGCGGAAGTAGGGTGTTTAACCTTACAAGAAGAACATAGAGAGGTTATTAAGAAGGCACTTTTCTATTTGCAGAAAGAGTGCTATACTAAGTATGGAAAAATTTCTGACGAGAAACGGAGATTAATTAGTGAAATTGCCACCGCCCTCCATCTCGAATCTAAGGATTGAGGATAACTTCTTAAAGAAGAAGGACCATGAAGAGTTGTTAGGGTTGTTGACATCATGGGAGTTCCCATGGTTCTATCAACAGACATTAACTCATGGTAATGATGATCTAGAAGCATTTGGATTTAACCATTGGTTAAGTGCTGAGGAACACCCTGCTTATGCGAACCTGGTCAAGATGATGGAATCTGCCCTCGATGCCTGTAGTTGTTTGCGTGTTCGTGCAGACATGACATTATATAATCCTAATGGTTATCAGCATGCATATCATGTAGACACTGAAGAGGATCACATGGTGTGTGTATACTATGTGAATGACAGTGATGGTGATACATTAATCAGACAGGATGAATTTCATGAGTTGTGGCGTGTACCACCTAGAGCGAACAGACTATTAATATTTGATGGTAAATACTATCACACAGGACACTCTCCTGCTAAATATAAGTCAAGGATTCTAATCAATGCTAACTTCACCTTATGAATAGTACATCCTATCACATATACAAGGACGGCGATGTCCTTGCTCACTCACTTGATGAAGAACAGGTTGAGAAACTTAAAGAACTACTACACATAGAACCTGAAGTAGTTCCAGTCTACGAACCAAATCACGACATCGAACCTAGTTACTAATTATTATGACTGACTCTAACATTTTATCTGCGAATATTGAGGATGCAATAGATCATGAAACCTATGGATTATTCATGACTCCAGTAACAAAATATGGTATGTCAGATTTCATTGATCCATGTTTAGAATGGTGTAAGAATCAGGATTTTGTTGATGTTGCTGAAAGACAAGTATTATGTCACAATGTACAACAAATAGGTGCAAAGAATCAGATACTCCAGGATGTCCCAGGGTTAAGGAAAGAACTATTAAGAGTAGCACAGAAACATAACGATTCAGGTTTAAACTATGCTACAGAATTTGAGGTATCTGATTGTTTCGTTGAGGTTGCACATGCAGGTGCTATCTATGCACCACATGAGCATGCTAATTGTTTATTCAGTGGTACGTTCTTAATCAACTACGAAGCAGAGAAACATAGTTATCTTAAGTTTAAACGTAACGTGATGAGTCAGATGTACCCTATCATGATGCTACCATTTAAGAACATGACTGCATTTAATCTGCAAGAGGCAACTGTACCTTATAAGAATGGTGATTGTATTATATACCCTGCTAATTTAACTCATGGGTATGAATCAAACATGACAGATAACAGGATATCATTAACATTTAATATTATCCCTGTATGACTGACACATTAGTGCCATTGTTCTCAACACCTCTGTATATTTCAGAGGATAGTGATACTATGCCTGATATTATGCCAGAGTTAGCATCATCAGGCATAGTAAGAGGTGGATGGGATAATACATTACCTAACTCATTTAGATCTATTGAGTTAGTCCATAGTAATGGTGGATCACAGTCAGTAGATAATAATATACTGGATAGATTTCCAGAACTGAAACAATGGGTAATGAAGCATGTAAATATATACTGCTTTGATATAATGGAGATAGATAGTGATACTCACACTGTCGATATTGTATGCTCTTGGTTAAATGTACATCCTCAATTTGCTCGTGCCCCCAGACACACTCATCGTAACTCTTGTTATTCTGGTGTATTTTATATCAAAACATTTGATGGTTGTGGTGAACTAATATTTGAGAGATCAGATCATCAAATATTATGTCCTACATATGCACATCAGAATGTATACAATAGTTCTTCATGGACGATAACACCTAAGAATGGAACTATGGTAATGTTTCCATCATCAGTTATGCATTATGTACAACCTAATGAGATAATAGATGAGAGAGTATCTGTTGCATTTAATGTTATTGTACGAGGTGAATTTGGTAATCCAACTTCATTCTTAAAAATACAATGAGCACACCTATTTTTCTAGCGAACGCAGTAGCACTGGAGATTAGAAACATCATGAGATCATTAGAACCTGGAATGAGAGTGAGACTTGGAGATGATGAAGGTGTTATAAACTTCATTGGTGATGATTATATAACTATCACCACAAATAGGTGGAAAGATGATGGTTATAGGTCAGGATATAGAGAGACTAATTTATTAGTTTATGCAAAGGATTGGGATAACTTAGAGATAGAAGATGAGCATTTTTATAATCATCCTGATTATAAAGGTAAGATATGTGAACATCCTGGTAATGAATCATTACCTGAGGATATAACAGGGAAGAAACCAAATGTCACATAGTCACACACATACTGGTAAAAAGGTTGATACATCACAAGTAGAATTTGATAGGAGTGGTAGTGTTGATGAACATGGATTTAGTGTTAGACCACCAATTAGTGATAGAGAATGCATCTATAAAGCATTAGATAATGCTAGACAATTAGCAGGTATGGATAGAAAACAAGTAGCACGATTGTGTGAACAGTTTGAGACAATGAGTGATGATGTTGAGGAGATAGAGAGTGAGTACCCACCATTATGATTTTTTGGATAGGATTTACATTAATGTTCCTCAATGAGGGATTTGTAATGATGCGTCATGTATCACCATTCTTCTCTAGACTTAGAGATAAGGTGATTAATAAACTAGGTGATAAAGTGTGGTGGAGACTACATGGCACCTTAGATTGGTTATGGATAGCATTAGTAACTTGTGGACTAATAGCTAACTCTAGTAGAATACTACACATAGTAGTATTAATAACCTTCTGGACACTTGCATGGTTAATATTCTATCTACCAAGATGGATTAAGAGATGATTGAGAAATATATTATACTCTCATTATTATACCTTGAGTACATTACACAGAAACTATTATGTCTACCATACAAACTCTATATTAAGTTTGATTATTGGAATTTTAATAGGAAATTACCTAAATAAGTAGTAAGCAAATGGGTGCAGTCATGTCAGTTCAGAGTAAAGTTAAAGGTGTATTTGTTAAGGTAGTTGAGTTTGATAAGAAGATAATTAAGAAGTGTCAGGATAAGTGGGGATTGTCTGATTATCAGGTAGTTTGTATTAGTTTCCTTAAAGGATTTATTATTGGGGCAGTATTACTATGATACACTTTAATGAGAAAGATTTAGATCGTATGAAGAAAGCATGCGAGTATTATAAATCATTTGCACAACCTAATCACAGTATAGTAGAGGATTTTGAGAGGTTAATCCATAAGATCCATAACTATGAACATGACATAGAGTGTGATGACTGTGTACTGTGTGAATTGCATACATAGTGGTAACCAGTTGACAAACTGTCCACCATTTACCCCATTGAGTGTGTTTGTTGCTATACTATGTGAGTAGTCAACCAATTCTACATGACAGCATCAGTAGCAACACCTAAAACACGCTCTCGTAAAGCAACCAAAACAACTGCCAAGAGGAGTGTTATTAAAGTGACTGAAACACCAAAAACTGTTGCACCTGAACCACTGCTAAAGTGGGAAGACTATAAGAACGATGCAAAAATACGTTGGGAAATACATCAGTTTGAGACCAAAGAACTTTACAACGATTGTGTCTGGGTCTACAACGAGTCTGTTCCTTATGTAAAGAAAGCATACAAATACGTTCTTGAGTCATACAACAGAGTATTTAACCCAGTTAACTAACTGGCACACCCAACCCCCGAAAGGGGGTTTTTTAGTGTATTATTAAAGAGTGGAGACAGTCCACACATCATTTCATTATTAACAAAGTGAACACATTAAGACCACATCAGCAACGTGCTTTGGACGCAATGAGCACTGCCGATCTCGGTCAAATCATTGTGCCTACGGGTGGTGGCAAGACATATATTATGATCTCTCATGCAGCACAGTTAAAGAGAGGTTCTACTATCATTGTTGTTGCACCTCGTATATTATTAGCAAGACAATTGTGTGAGGATTTTAGTTCACAAATAGATGCTAAGATCTTTCATGCACATTCAGGTTACAGAGGTTATCAAGGTGGGACTAATCCTAACTGGATAGCAGAGTGGTGGGATACAAATAGAGATTATACTCGTATTATCTTTACTACCTATCATTCATTACATAGAGTAATGGAAGCACAAGTATATGCAGATGCAGTATATTGTGATGAAGCACATAACAGTTGTGCTAAATCATTCTATGCAAGTATATTTGAGTTAGCACGATTCTCTGATAAGAGATATTATTTTACTGCTACACCTCGTGTGTCTCGTAAACATTCTAGAGGCATGCATAATGAGTTAGTTTATGGTAGAATACTATGTAATGTAGAAGCACAGGAGTTAATCAATCAAGGGACAATCCTTCCCCCTACAATTGTACCATTTGAGACAGATGGACATTATAGTAAAGAGAAAGCACATGTACATCATGCTATTACAATAACATCTATACTAGATGAATTGGATGATGATAAGAGTGCTAAAGTATTGGTAAGTGTGCCTAAGTCACGTGTACTTAACGATATGTTATCTCGTACTATATTATTACATGAGTTAAAAGATAGAGGATATCATGTATTACATGTAACCTCTAAGTTTGGTGCATATGTTGATGGTAAGAAGGTATCACGTGCAGTATTCATGAACACATTAAAAGAATGGGGTTGTGATGATTCTATTCGTTTTGTGTGCTTCCATTATAGTATACTAAGCGAGGGTATTAATGTTCCTGGATTAACTCATACTATATTATTACGTTATCTAAATGTAGTTGAGATGGCACAGACTGTTGGTCGTGTTATACGTCTACATATAGAAGACCGTGAAAAGATTAACAACGGACAACTAAAACCTTGTGAGTATGCATTATATAAGAAACCTACTGGTTATGTAACAGTACCAGTACATCCTAAGTATGGTGCACATGTAGTCAAGAGATTACAGAAGGTTGTTAATAGTATATTCATCGAAGGTGTTCCCCCTATTTCATTAATAACATAATGGGTCAAATACAAAATCTATTCCCCAAATTCTATTATCATGGTCATGTTGAGAGACATGATGAGTTAAAGCGGGTGTTACTCAGTGAGAGTACATCTGCTAAACTCACTCAACCTAAAGAATGGAATTGCAGCGTTAAATCATCATTTGAGACTGACACTAATAAAGAAGATTTCAGTTGGGATTTATTCTTTGAGTGTATCAAAGATAATGTATTAGAGATGCATAACCAATTACATGGTCAAATGTTTAGTGAGGTATGGTTATCTGAAGCATGGATAAATGTATACTCTAAGGGTGATAGTCAAGAAGTACATACACATGTAGGTGGTTCTGATAGTACATTTGGTTGTGCATATTTTCTACAATATGATAAAGAAAAGGATGCACAGTTTGTATTCTATGATCCTAATCAAGAGAAACATTTAGGTAACTATAGTAAACACTATCCTACAGAGAATACGTGGTTTCCTGATGTTAGTGAGGGTGATATTATTATATTCCCTGCATACCTACATCATCAAGTAGAACCACAAAGAAGTGATACAAAACGTATCACAGTTGCTGCAAATTTAGGTATTAAAAAGAGGTTAGCATTGTGATAGAAACTATTGATGATTATTTCCCTAATTGGATGGTGCAAGATGTAGCAGAGTGGTTGACTGATTTTTGTCCACTCTATTATAATAATGCACCATATGGTGATTATAATAAGTCACGATTCTTAGGTAACACAGTTATACGTGACAATGAATTTACTGACACATCACCATGGTATTGGTTCTTTGCTTATATAAATGAATGTGTTATCAAAGACATTGCTACACGTCCACCATGCTCTCATATTCATAGACTGTTAGTCAATGGTCAAACACCAGACATGCAGAGTGAATTTCATACAGATCATGACATACCAGCAACTTCTATAGTATATCATGCATATGGAGAAGATGGTGATACTGAGTTTGCTAATGGTAAAATTATACCATTTAAACAAGGACGTATGATAGTATTTGATAGTAGTCTGCACCATAGAGGCAACCCACCTTCTAAGGGTATGCGGTTGTCTCTTGCCATCATAGCACCTCATAAGGGTGTACACATCAACACCGAATCAACGGATCCCTGGTAACCATGAACCACAGAATAGAAGTTAACAGTCAAGAATGCTTTGCAGTTGTTAGAGCAAAGAATCT